ACGAGTGCTGATTACTATGCGCTGTTAGGGCTTAGTTCTTCGTTGGAAGATCAAGTTGTTGCTCTTGTATCAGGGGCGACAAGTTCACTAACGGCAATGGAAGGCAGAATTTCAAAATTTGGAGATTCTGGCATTGGCACATTAAATGCTGATATAGTCAACAATGATCGTCCTTATTACGACGCAGCTAATACTATTTTTGGCCCTTCCATTGCTTCTTATTTTTCACCAACGGCGTCTGGTTTTAGTGCAGGAGCAGAATACAAACTAGGCCCGGTTAGCGCAACAACCACAACTGTTAGCGGCTTAGATTACACGGGCACCACTGCAGATTGGAACAATTATTTCGTTGAATACAGGGACTATCTTAATGTTCAGGAAGAGCCTTCTTGGACCGCAAGACAAGTTCCTCTATACCTTCCCCCTCCATCGCAATTTCCTAGCAACAAGATTTGGCTTGATAGTGAATTCAGCAACTTTGTCCAAGACGGCAGTGGCGTAAAATTGTGGCGTGATGTACTTGGTCGCGGTTTTGCTGAACAAACCGAAACAACAAAGCAGCCAATTTTGTTAACTAATCAGCTCAATGGTAAACCTGGTGTTGTTTTCGATGGAAGCAATGACTTCATGAGCATGGGAAACATTTCGGGATTGTTTCCTACTGCTGCAACGCTTGTTATTGTTGCGACGCTAGGAGAGCCCAATTCAAGAGGCGACACTGATTACAATTTGTTTGGCACGTTAAACAATACGGCAAATCGATGGAGAGAAGGAGCTGGTAATAGCAGTTTTGGATTATTTACTAGCTCAATTCAATCAAATTTCCCCGCTGGTATGCCAGCTAATGGCACTTATGTTTTCACAGTTAGAGCGTCTCGGGAATTTGGTATTGAAATCAGAACAAACAAAACTGGTTTTGACGAAATTACGAATCAATTTTCCCCAAGCATCACCTACGACGCTGGTTCTTTATATGTGATTGGCGCTAATGCTAATGGCAGTAGCGGCTTTTTTAATGGCACTATTTTCGCCATTGCTTTGTTTGATGAAGTGCTAACCAACAAAGAACTTAAAACTGTAGAGCAATATTTTTCATGGAGATACGATTTTTTGTACGACCCTGATCGCTCTCAGCCTGTAGAATTGGAAGATAAAACGTCACTTACTGACGAAAACGACGCTACCATTGTCCTTGGATAACAATGACCAAAATTTCTGCACTCACTGATGTTGGTTCTTCATTGAATGCTGCTGATGCATTTATCATTCAAACGCCTGGAGACGCTAGCGATCCGAATAAGAAAGTAACAGTAAGCGGATTGGCTGAATATCTTGGTGTAGAGATTAGTCCGTATTATTCGGACATCATGGTTGATACCACTCCATTGATCTGGAATCAAACAAATGATAATTACTACGAATATCGCAATACGTTAAACGTTACTTCTTTTGCTGGGCCGTCTAATGCTGGCGCAGGTTATACGACGCAGCCTGATTTGCGCGTGCAAAGCTATATGAGGCGTGTTGGGCTGCATCCCAGTGGTTTTGTAACATATTACCTTGATGGCGCTAATAGCGAATATCTTGCAGGAGATTGGCTGGAAATTTTTGAAGGAGAGAATAAGGCGGGCAATGGAACGACAAACAACTATATTCGCGAAGGTGTTAATGCTTGGGTGAGTGGCACCACTTATGACTTCAGGAATCGGGTGATTCATAATGGTGCAGTGTGGGAGTGCGTTTCCCCCACGACGACAAGCGCTCCTGCTAGCGGCACTGTAAGTGCATCAGGACTGATCAGGGCCACGACTAGCGGTAACGTGATGGTTGAAGTGCCTGAGTTTTATGTGAGGGTGGATTGGACTGATGGCTTGAGTTGGAACAATGCTGCTGGCGCTGATGTGAGTGGGGAATATAAGCTTCTGAATCCATCGGGGATGTCTTCGTTGGATCCATTGCGTGTTTATTATGTGCTGCCTAAAGCTCAATATGATGAACTTGGTGCTGGGGAGCAGGCTAAATGGTTAAGGCATCCGGCATTCTGGGCTAGTGGAGACGCAAGTGCTGATTGTACGGTTTATATCGATGGAACAAATGGTGTTGAATTTGAACCATCGCCTTATGTAAGTCAGCGTGATGCAAGCGGCGTCACTCGTGTGTGGGATGGTGGGGCATTTGCTTATTTTACAAGCAGCGGCACTGTTGCTAGTAGTGGTGATTTTGATTCAAGTTCTGCAATTCGGTATCGTTATATTGCGGCATACCAAGGAACTACTGATGGCAGTAAGCTACAAAGCATCACTGCTTCTGGTGTTTATACAAACCACACTCGCGCAACTGGCCTTAGTCGGGCTCGTGCTATTGCGTCTGGTTGGGCCAATGGTGATTATGCGCTTTGGAACGCTTGTCAGCTTTTGACATTGATGGAATATCGTAATTTTTACATCCAAGATCCAACTGTTGGTATTGGGCGTGGGCGTGATGATTGGAACAATCTTGGTGGTTATCGCGATTATCAACTTGGCGTTTTGAACGATAAAGGCAACACTACATTTAATAACACAACTGATGGACGTAACTCTACAGCAGGAAGCGATAATTTGGCAACAATGCAATGGCGAGGAGTGGAAAATTATTATGCAAGCACTTGGCGATGGTGTCATGGTTTTAATTTGGGCGACACAAATGGCAATTGCAATATTGCGCTTAATCCAGATAACTTTGCCGACAACACTGCTGCAAATTACGAAATTGCTGGTCAAATTGCTACCAATTTATTGAGTGACCACCAAGGCGGCTTTAATGATGAGGCTGGAATGTTTTTCCTCCCGCAAGCCGGAGGCACTGCGTCTAGCTATGTAACGGATGCGGCATGGTCTAGTACGGGGTGGCGCATCTTGGGTGTTGGGGGTAATTCGTTTAATGGAGCCAATTGCGGTCCCTGGACGTTCCTTGCGAATCGTGATTCCTCGGATTCCAACATTAGTTTTGGCTCCCTGCTTTCAAGATAAGACGCTTTGCTTGGCTCACGCGCTATAATAAACGCTGACGCATAATTGCAAATGGAAGAGCAGTGGAAAATTATTGCAAAGTTTCCGCGCTATTTAGTGTCAAACCGTCAAACCTTGGTCGCGTAAAACGACAAGCACATGAACGCATTAATGCAAACGGCCAAACTGTCCAACTAGAATAAAAGCAAAATCATAAAACAATGCAGCTTTTTTCTTATCACAACGGCATTCCCGCTCCATTGCCCGAACCGCTCAAAGATTTCTCCGTTGATCAACTTCAGTCATTGGGTTACAACGGTCCGTTTCCAGCGCCTCAGTACAACGCAAAAACGCAAAAAGCTCAATGGACTGGAACTGAATGGTTGATTCGCGATTTATCTGCTGAGGAAATTGAAGCCAGGGACTACAATCGTTTGCTTTCAAGAGCTGACTGGCAGGCTTTTAGTGCTGGCTTAATGTCTAGTAATGCCTATGCCAAAGCGCGTGTCGAGGCTTCTAGCAGCCTTTCAGTGAATGTTGATTGCATTGAGCTTGTAGCATTTATGTCCGACGCGAAAGCTGGTCGCCCTTATGTGGAAGGCATCAACAATTGCCTTGCCTCCATTGAAGCTTCAATCACGTTAACTGAAGAAGATAAAAAGCAACTGCATGATTTAATCCTCGCAACTGGATTGGGCAGCATTCTTACTGTTCCGAATTATGAACCTGAAGAGGAGATGGCACAATGACTCGCGGCTTAGTTCGCAACAATAATTTATCTGACTTAACAAATGCTGAACAGGCTCGGATTAATCTTGGCTTAGCTACGGCTGATTACAATCGCATAAGGGGATTGTATTCAAGCGCTGGTGTAAGGCCATGGGAGATTCAACGCATTGCAGGCTCTGCCGGAAATTACCAAACGCAAATTAATTCGATTAATTTAATTATTGATGGCATTAACCCTGCTCTTTACGCATTAAAAGCAGGCGACACTTTGACTGGCACATGGACTAACGTTGGTCGAATTGGTGCTGTTTTCATTGTTCAAAGTGGATCAACGCCACAACCATCATCTGATGCTTTGTTTAATTATGACTACCAAGCAGGAAAATTTGAGCTAACAACATCGTCCATGATTGCCAATAGTGGCATTACAACTGAAAAATTAGTGGACAAAGGAGGAGTGGTTTTGTCTAGTGGTGTTACGCCAGATCGTCTGGTGCCTATTAAGATAAATGGAGTTCAATATTATGCAGAGGCAGGTTAATGGCAGTCAAAAGCAAGATTGGGATCAGCGGACAACAACATCACGAAAGTTGCAACAATAAAAAGACGCGACAAGGCAATGGAAAAAATAGTAAAGCTTCACATAGCAAGAAGCTTTTACGCGGACAAGGCAAATAACATTAAACGACCAAGTTCTTTGCTACGATAAAACTAAAAGCTTATTTGCCATGGCTCAACGCATTTTTAATAACGAACAATATGAAGCAGTATTGATTCGTGGCGGCTTGGATGGCGGTCCCGTGCCGGTTTCTTTTGCTAGTGGTATAACAATTAGTGGCGTTACTATTGGAGCGGAAGTTGAAATTGCTAACGACTCTGGCAATCCAGTGCCCGTCAATGGGGAAGTGGAAGTTGAGCGTCTTCAAGGCACTCAAGCTTTTTCCATTGCTCCCAATGACAGCGCCGATCTGTCGTCAATTACGTCAGCGCTTTACGTTGGCTATACGGGAAATGTGAATATTGTTTTATCGGGAGACACAACTCCTGTGCTGTTTGCGAATGTTCCTGGTGGCAGCACTTTGCCATTTCAAGTGAAGCGTGTTTATAGCACTTCAACCACTGCTTCTGGTATTGTTGGAATTATTTGATGATTAATTCCATTGCTATTTATATTGGCAATACGCTTAGTAGAGCATTGACTAGGCTTTATTTGTTGATGGAAAATGGTAAATATTTAGAATTAGAAAACGGCCTTCCGATTGAACTAGAGGATTGAAATGGGACAAGTTGTTCGCAATGGTATTCAATTTGAAACCGCAATTCAGGCTGATCATCGAGGAAGACTGCTAAGACAAGGACCGGATAGCGGGAACGTAGATGCATTTGGCAGGCAGCGCGTCAGCCAGCCCTTCACGTTATTTGATTCAACGCTGCGCTATGACAAAGGAACATATCAATGGAATGAAACAATTGCGGGAGGAGCATCGTCCACACATTTGGTTAACGAAAGCTCTGTTGCTTTAACAGTCACGGCTTCGGGTGATAGTGTATTGCGTCGCACAAAACGAAGACTGCCTTATCAACCCGGCAAAGGTTTGCAAGTGATGCAAAGCTTTAAAGGAGCTACGCCTGTTTCTGGCATCACTCAAGAAGTTGGATTCTTTGATGACAATAACGGCATCATTTTACGAGCAAGTGGCACAACTCTTCAGTTCGTGCAGCGTTCTTATGCCAGTGGTAGTGCAGTGGAGACAGTTGTCAATCAAAACGAATGGAACATTGACAGTGCGTCGTGGTTAAATTTTGATAAAGCCAATATCTTTACTGCGGATTTGGAATGGCTGGGAGTGGGGCGTGTTCGAGTTGGGTTTGTAAAAGAAGGAGAATATTACTATTGCCATGAATTTCATAATGCCAATGTCAACGATAGTGTTTACATGACAACTGCAGTGTTGCCTTTGACTTATCGCATTGAAGCAACGGCGACTGCTAGTGGCACAATGAAACATATTTGCTCGTCTGTGATGAGCGAAGCAGGTTATGAGCCTGGTGGTGCTATTTATACAATCTCCCCTTCCATCGCTTCTATCCCTAATACCAGCGGCGAGCGTATTGTTGCTGCCATTCGCAT